TCATATATAATATACTATATATAAAAAAATTATATTTATTCTAAGATGTTAAATATATAATATCAGTATGGGTAGGTAGGTATACAGTTTGTGACAATATGTGATATATATAAATATAAATTTAGAGCACCGCTTGTTTTAAATTTTGAGTGGAGACACAATCTCCCAACTCATAGTAATCTGGTTTACAGTTATATTTAGTCAAAAGATAATTTAAGAAATAAGGATGATCGAAATCGCTATAATCTTCATATAATTGTTCATATGTATAAATATCTCGTATGGCATATGTGTGACCAGTTATTGGATCCGATTTACAATTATTATATGGTTTATTCATATGATTCATATATTTTCCATCATCTAATATTAAACATAACTTATCATTTCTACCATACGACATATCTAAAAACTCAATTGCTTGATTTTTTGATAATGTATCTAAATATTTTAGTGTATTATTCTCATCAAATTCAATTACATTACTATTTAATTTATAAAACCAAATACATGTACCTCTGGGTATAAATGTATTAGTAAAAATTCCAAATCCATATGAACATTTTTCTATACTGTAATCTATATTCATATATTTGATATAATGTATTTATTTTTTATATCAAATATATTGATATGTATTTAAAAAAATATAAGTATTACATTGTAATATAATAATGGATCAAGAAGCAAAAACTGTATCAACTATGAGTAATAGCGATTTAATTGATGTTTTGTGGCAAGGGTTAAATAAGTCGAGTTTGAAAGGTGTATTTAATATTAATGAATCTTATTTATTAAAAATTGTGCATGCCAAATTGGTTGAAAATGTAGGTGGTGAAGTAAAACCTACGACTGTTATATCTGCATAATACCGCTACGCTGTAATTTATCACAATCATCCAACTCATACATATTTTTTATATAATTCAATGCCCTCTTTTTTACTCATAGTATAATCAACAATTGGTTTGATATACTGTTTCATATCATAATATTTATCCCATTGGTGTAAATATTTTGGTTCAACACCCTCTAATTGAGGTAACCATTTTTTAATATATTTTGCTTCTTTATCAAATTTAGCAGATTGTATCCATGGATTAAAGACACGGAAATATGGTTGACTATCTGCCCCTGTACCTGCCGTCCATTGCCAATTCCCTTGATTAACCATAACATCATAATCAACTAATTTTCTGGCAAAATATTTTTCTCCATGTCTCCAATCAATATGTAAATTTTTAATAAGAAAACTAGATACAATTAATCTTCCGCGATTATGCATATATCCGGTTTTATTTAATTGTGTCATACATGCATCAATTATTGGATATCCTGTTTTTCCTTCACACCATTTTTTGTATAACTTTGTATTATTACCCCATTTAATCTTACTGTATTGTGGTTTCAATGCCTTTCCAAATCTATCGGTGAAACCATAACCCAAATGATAATAAAATTCTCTCCAAATTAATTGTCTTATAAGTGGACTCGATAAAGAAAAATGTGTTTTCATTTCATGGAAACACTCGCGTATGGAGATACATCCAAATTTTAAATACGCTGATAGATTAGTTGTACTTATCTGTAACATATCATGAGTCTTATTATAATTATGATAATCACCAATCTTGTGTAATATTTTTTTTGCCATATCGCGTCCACCATTTACATGTATCATCTCATTGTGTTGGTAAAAAGTATCTAATTTTGTTTTATTTATACTATATTTAGTATTAGGACTCTTGATATTATGAAGATGTTTTGTAATAGGTTCTAATACTTTTTTCTTAATAACAGTATTATAAAATGGTGTAAATTTTTGATAATATGATCCAGAACCATTCAATATAGTACCTGGTTCATGTAGTAGGATATCATGAAAATATTTAAATTCAATATTTAGTTTTTTAGCAAGTAATGTAATACGTTTTTCACGTTTAATCGAATAGGGAGTATAATCAGTATTACAACATACCATATCTATTTTATTTTTCATTACAATATCATCAATTACATCTTCCATATTACCATGACAAAACGTTATATTTATATTTTTATGTAAATCTAATAAACTTTCTATCATAAATTGGACACTATTTTCTGATTTATAACTATTTTTATCTATTTGTTCTGGTGTAAAAATAAAAATTGGGTATATAGTTGAATCTTTTAATCCTAGGCAATAATTTAATCCGATATTATCTTCTATTCTAAAATCTCTTCTAAAAATAAATAATACTCTCATTAAAATATATAATATAATATTTTTAATTCATTTTAATAATTTAATAAAATACACTATTTTGTTAATGTAATAAAATACACTATTTTGTTAATGTAATAAAATACACTATTTTGTTAATGTAATAAAATACACTATTTTGTTAATGTAATAAAATACACACTAAATAATGCAGATAAGATATGCCAAATACTATGAATTATATTATAATCATGGTTATAATCATTACAATTCTTCCAATCAAAACATAAAAATCCAGATATAAAAAATAATATAGTTATTGTTAAAAAAATCTGTACTTTATAAAAAGATAATTTGCGATAATCATTAATAATAATATATGTAAAAAAAATTGCTGCTATTATCATATCTAAATTGTCCCAAAATTTATCAAGGGTGTTGTTATGATAATTATGTGATATATACCATATGATAAATGCACAAATACCATAAATATAATACTTACTATTAATTAGATATATCGCAGCAATTAAATAACTATAATTTGATAGTATAGTAATAATCTTTGTGTTCATTACTATAAATTGGGAAAATAATATATGAGTTTCATTAATTTAGATATTGGGGAAATAATATCTAAATTTCCATAGTTTTTTCTTATGCGTTTTTAAAAATTTTTTATATAATTTATCCCATTCATCAGACCATTCGCCTCGTTTAAAATCACTCATATTCGTTATATAGTTAGAAGATGATATATATGGTCTTCTCATAGTCTTACCTCCAGTTACAAAGAAAACCATATCTAAAACATTTTGATTCATCACCCAACTATAACTATCTATTGAAAACTCCATGAACCATTTAAAACCTTCCATTGGACTGATACCACTTAAATTCATAAAATTTCCTATAAACATTAATCGAACGATATGATGTAGATATCCTGTATCAAAACCTAATCGTATCATTTTGTCTATAGGTTCTATACCAAGTGTACCATCGTACCACGATTTATTTAGTTTCTTCTTATTACCAAAATAATTTGTATTAAAATTAACATAAATATAACAATATCTTTGATATTCTCGCCAAAATAATTGTCTCAAATAACCTTCAAAACTATTTATCGGTATTTTACTTTTAATTTTTTTTAATTCCAAGATAATTTCATTTGGATTAATCAGACCAATATTAATGCTACTAGATAGGATAGAATGGTATAATATATTGTTTGATTTAATAACAACATCTTCATATGGTCCAAAATTTTTTAATTTATGATTAATAAAATGTAATAACCATTTACGTGCTGTACTATGGGTAATTGGATAATTAAAATTCATCACATTTCCATAATTGTTTGGAAAATGTGCAATTACATATTTTTTCGCTTTTTCAATATACATTGTATCGATTCGACTTAGTTTTGGAATAGATGGTATTTTAAGTTGTTCTAATTTAGATGAATACTTTACACGATTCATTTTATCTTGTGATTTTAATTCAGGGTATAAAGATATCTCTTTTTTAGACCATGTGTAAAAATTATTAAATATATAATTTTTAGTTTTATCTTGATACTTTTTATATTGTTCTTTAGTAAGAATAAAATTAGGAGATTCTATTATATTATGATGATGTGGTAATATGATCTTATCTATTGGATCAAATATAGTATATTCCATTATATTGAACTTTTCATGATATTCAATATATTCTATTTTATTTTTCATTTTAATTTTTAGCATATCATAATAATATTTCATAGATGCTCTATGTAATATTAATTTTTTCATATTATAATTATAAGCAGTGAAATAATGCGGATGCTCCCATATAATAATATCCATATCTTTTATTATATTTTTAATTATTTTTATATCGAATAATTGATTTGGTAATATAACAAACATTTATATATTTATATATAAAATATAAATTGTAATATATATAATGGATAGTAATATAATGTTACTTCAGTGTTATTATATTGTAAATACAAATACATTTAACTATCTTTACGAAATGATTACACTTGAGGATATTATAAAATGGAATTGTGGAAACTCGCTGTGTGTATCGAAACAAAGAGATCCATCATCTCAGCATAATCCAACTTATAGTAATATAAATATATGGAATAAAATGTTAAAAATATCCAAATATGATGAATATATGAAATATTATACTTTTAAATTACAAGATTTGATCTTTAATAATAAAACTGAATATGAACTATTTTATAAAAAAATAATTACAATGAAAGACAGTAATGATGGTGATACTATAGATAAAAAAACAATTCTTATAAATGAATTTAATAAAATTATATATTGTGTTGATAGTAATATGCCATTATATTGTTAAATTTAATTCTACCCTACCATATATTAAAATGTCAAAATTAAATTATATATCAGAAAACCTCAAAAAAAGTGCAATCAATGTGTATAATGAATTAGAACCAAATTATAAAAAAGAATTAAATACTATAGTTGATAATATTTTTAATTTATTTGATGGATATTTTGATGATATTAAAAAAGAGAATAAATTAATCTATACTTTAGTTGAATCAAAATCAACAAAAATATATGATATGGATGGTATTGATACAAGTAATATCATTTTAAATAAATTAAATAGAATAAGAATATATGATTTAATCTTTAATATGAATAAAATAAAAATAACAATATATCACGAAGATATAAAAGATAACACCGTATTAGATCAAAATATCTATAATATAATGAAAAGATTAATTAATTTATTTACTTTATATCAATATAAAAAAAATGATACATATGATTTATTAAATTATGAATATATTTTTTATCTATATAGTAATCCTCGTACATCTAATAGAAATAAATCAGGAAAACAATATATAGATTCTTTATATAATTCAAAAAATCGTTGTTTTAATGCATCGAGCGGTGTTACCATACCAGGGGAAATGATATTAAAAGTATCGAGAACAGAAGATTTTCTTGGATTACTTACACATGAAATTTTACACGCTTGTGGTATTATTAATATAAATAAACAATTTACTATACATAATATAGAAATTAAATTGACTGAAGCATTTGTTAATATGCTGGCAGCGATTATTAATGTATATTTAACATGTTATGAGAATGAAACCCCAGAGTTGATTAAACAATATTTGTTAATAGAATTAATACATAGTATTAATCATATGGTAAAATATAGTATTATACAAGGATATGATATTAATACGATATTAGATATGAAACAAGATATAATGTTATCACAAAAGGCATGTATGTTTGAATACATTGTTGGGAAAATGATATTATTTATGAATTTTGATAAAATATGTAAAATCAAGGAATTTAGTCAAAAACTATTTTCATTAACTGTACCATGGGATGAATTTTCACTTGATAATATTATAATAGACAAATTTTTAATATTATATAAAACATCTAATATAATTAAAGTTATTAATATTATTCATACAAATTATTTAAATGATTATGAAGAAAGTAAATCAATATGCGGTAATATGCTAATGTCTTATTATGCAATTGATATGATGGTACTGGGGAAACAAATAATAAATTTATACGGTGGTAGCAACATGGATAGTAACGTAAATGATATACAAAATAATTATATACAAAATAATTATATTAAAAAATACATGAAATATAAAACAAAATACCTAATATTAAAAAAATTTATATAATAAAATATTCAGAGTATTTGAAATGCAAGATGGTGTTTTTTATAACTTTTAAAATTAAATGGAGCAAATGGTTCATAAATATTATTTATAATTTCAGTATAATCACATGTATTGTCACATCCTTCATCAATATTTTCAATTGTATATATAAAATTATCATAATCCCATCCAATATATACATTATCTTCACCCAAATATTTATGTAATGTATCTTTTACCATATAATATTCAGGTGTACCTGTTTCATCGCCAAAATATTCTTCATCACTATTCATATTAACTGCCAATGCTATTACTGTAATTAAAGTCATCTTATTTTTTATATATTTAATACTTTAAATATATAAAAAAATCAACATTTTACACCTATGAGTTGGGGTGAATAGTTAAATTTTTAATATATATTATATTAAAAATTTAAATAACTACTACTTACAATTGTTTAATGGTATCTGTGCAAATTGAAATGCTGTACATATTCCTTTACTGATCGGACTAGTTAATGATAAATGCGGTAACAATGTTAGACCTGCGATTGCTACAAGTAGAACTAACATTAATAAATCAACTATAAATGACATATATATATATACATGTCATTTTTTTTATATATAAATTTATATATTTTTATATAAAATCCTTTGATATCGTTTATGTATGATACGATAACAATGAGTTGAAGTGAAACATACATATTTATTTATATCCAAATATTAATTTATCGACTGTTGTTTTCACACAAAATAATCGATGAATTAAAATACCAAATATGATGAAACCAATAATAGTATATAATGGAGACCATTTGAAAATAATAGATAGAATGTAACCAATAATAATAGTTAATCCTAAATCTACTATGGCGATATTAAATATTCTATAAGAATGCGCTCCTTCGTTAGGTTTCCCAAATATATCTTTGTATTGGCATAAACTATACATTATAAAATATATGAGATATTATTTTCTCATTCTATTCCTTTCCATTATAGTAGCATTTATTACATCATTCGTTATATTATAATTTTCCATCAAACTATTTAAAGCAGATATATCTTTGGGTAAACACATACCTCCAAATGATATCATATTATCTGGACCAGGTATATTAGTATGCTTTGGATTTATCCAAGTATTAGATAACATTAAACTTTTAACATCATCGTATGATATATTTATTTCCTTACACAATAAATATATTTCTGTAAAAAATTGTATCTTTGTTGCATAAAAACTATTGCATACTAATTTTGTCATACAACTTGTATTAGAATTTGTTATTGATATTTTAGCATTTGGAAACATATTTGTATAAAAAAGTTTCACTATATTTATACTATCATATGATTGATCTGTATATCCCAGTATAATATGATTTTGATTCATAAAATCAATCTCTGCTGTATTCGCAGATAAAAATTCAGGATTTGATACTATTTTTAAATCAGTATATATATTATTTATATTAGAGCAATAAGTAGGTAAAACAGTGGATTTAATTAATATAATACCTTTATATTTATTTTCATATAACATAAATAATATACTATTTATTTCATTCATATTATATGTGTGTTTTATCTCACAAAATTGTGTTGGAAGACAAATAAATAAAATTTCAGTATCTAGTATAGTGTTAAAAGAATTTATATTTTTATATTTATCATAAATGAAAAGTTCGCATTCTTTATTTTTAAAGAATGAATTTATTGCATTTCCTACAAAACCTAATCCGCATATTCCTATTCTCATATTTATACTACTTTATATTATAATTTTATCTAATAATTCTACTAATATTGTTATGTCTATTTGATCGCATTAAGTTTTTCCGAGAATTATTTTTCACTACATTTCGGATCTTTCTGCGCTTATTCGACAATATGGGTAATATGGGAATATCTTCAATAATAGGAATACTATTTTCAATCATATAATAATAACGTTTGGGAATATGTTCATGTTCAATCATCTCCGTATAACGTTTAGGAATACTATTTTTAATCATCTCATTATAACGAATACTATCATGAAAATAAACCATATTACTTTGTCGTTCTAGTGCTAGTGCAAAACGTCTTATTATTATTTCTTCACGCCTCTTTAATAAAACTGTATGATATCGGTCATACTCTTCCACTGCCATTTCATTTGGGAAAGAGTCAAAACGTCCTCTTACATGAATAGTAATTTCTTGTTCTAATTCCACAAGAGACATTTTATTAATTTCTACCATATCTATCATTGCTACAGTAATACGAAAATGTTCTTGATTGAACTCGTAAAATTGATTTGCTAAAATATTACAATTCATTTCGGTATAAAGACGTCCAATCTTGTCACAAAATTTACTCATCAAAGTACGTCTTACTGCCAAAAGATCTTCAAGTTCAATTAAATCTGGTATATATTTTTCTTGAAATTTTCGTGTGTTTTCCAGAATCATATTATTTAAAATATCCGTTTCAATCACAGTATCTAATTGTTCATCTATAGTAGGATATATATCTTCTGTTATTTCTATCTGTGGTGTTTGACTTAAATATATAATTCTTAATGCTCCCGTTATAGAAGACAATATTAATTCATCTTCTCCTAAATTAGATGAATCATAAGGTTCACTAAAATTAGATGTATCATAACTATCCATATCATCATCATCATATTGAGTTGGAGTCCATTGAGAATTTCCTGCTTGCATATCAACATATTGCGGGTTTCCTGTTGTATGGACAATATCAGCAGGTGAAAAATTATCATCATCTTCTATAGTAGGCAATCCATGGGCAAACATCTCCATATATCCCCAATTTGGATTAGGTGCTACCAGGGCAGGCATATCATCATATTCATCGATTCGTAGTTCTCGTATTCTCAATCTTTCACCTTGCAAGTTTTGCGCTCTTGTTCGTACTATCGTCTTATATTCCTCTTCCGTCCTAAACTCGACAGGTTTTAAGGTGGATATAATAGGAATATGGTTCTCATTACACACTGGGCAATAATCTTTACCCATCTCAAACCAATTATCAATACAACGCGTATGGTAATAGTGAAGACATTCTGCCTCACACGCTTTAGTGTGATCGCGAATATCATCATATTCCATAGTATTGGTAATATTTGGGTTTGGTTTTGATCCTTGTATCGAATCATAAAATGGTTCCATACAAATCATACAATCATGTATGGCAGGAAATCCGCCATTTGTTTCAAGTAAATCGTTAATAGTGTTACCTTTATTGGTCGACATATTGAATACAATAGATTGAGTTATTTAAGATACAATATCAAAAAAAATTTCAATTTTTATTTATAAGATGTCTATACAAATAAAAATTGATAGAAATCCAAATATAGCGATATTATCGCTATATTTGTAAGATGTCTATACAAATAAAAATTGATAAATAGAAAAATTGTATCATATATTTCTAATAATATAAATGTCAGAAAGTATACATAGTTTAGAACAATTATCTAACATTATATTAAGATTACAACAAAATGATCCAACTTTAACAGAAATATTCTTTGCTCATTATTTTAAAGGTACATTTAACAATATACTTGAAATACTCGAACTACTAAAAACTAATTCAACTGTAATAAAATTATCTCTATCATCTCTATATATTAATGATATAGAGATGGAACATGTTAGTAATATGTTACAATCTAATAAAACTATTACTAAATTATGGATAATAGGATGTAGTTTAACAGAAAATAGTATAACAATATTAGCAGATACTTTAAGAATAAATACAACATTAGTAACATTAAATATTAGTAATAATAATATAGGAAATAATGGAATGATGAAAATATATCGAGCAATTAATGAAAATCAAGACAGTCATTTGACAAATCTATATGTCGATCAAAATAATATTATATATGATGAGAATATTACAAACTTTATGTTATCATTAAGAAATCCAACATTTCCATATTTAGATAATAGTCATATATCGTCATTATCTAATATTATCACATCATCTGGATTTAATATAATATGTAAACATTTAGAAACCAATCAATTTATCAATTTAAATAAATTAAAATTTGTTGGAAATTTAAGTGATATATTTTTATCTGAATTATGTACTGTATTAAAAAAAAATAAAACAATAAAATTTCTAGATTTATCACATAATAAATTTAATTCACTATCTTTTTTAAACTTGGGAGAAATGCTAAGAGTAAATACAACCCTGTTAAAATTAAATTTAAATTATAGTTATATTAATACAATAGGAGCAATATATCTATCAGTCGGTTTGACATTTAATTCATCTCTCAAATGTCTTTGTTTAGACCAACAAATGTTTAAAGATGATGGAATGATTGCACTAAAAAATGCATTAATAAATAATCATAGTTTAATAAAACTATCTATAAATATGGTAAATATTAACTGGGAACAATATATATTTGGATCTAGAGGCGAGGATGCTATTATTGAATTACTTACGCAAAATACAACTATAGTTCATAAGTTATTTAATACTAACAAGATTGTTAGTTATGATGTTGATGATATAATCGATGAATTAATTGAAAAAAATAGAAAAAAATTAATTTGTTCACTGGAAAATGATATATATGAGTATGATTTTGAAACCTTTTTTTAAAGAATAAATATATTTTTTCCTTATTATGAGTAGGGGGGTATTGGTATTATTTATAATGGTATTATTTATAATGGTATTATTTATAATGGTATTATTTATAATTCTGAATCATATTCACCATTATAAAATGAATCATCATCATTTGTTTTATACTTGTATTTAAGTTTATCTAAATATATTTTCCTATCATGTATGTTTATTATATTGATATCACTTATACTATTATCAGTATCAATTGTTCTAGTTTTACCCCATTTAATAACATCCATACAAGAAATTGAATATAAATAAATACATAAACTGACAACACTTCCAAATAATAAGAAAAATAAATAGGAGAAATAATAATATATTGCATTTCTAAATGTTTGTTGTTTTATAAATATAGGAATACATATTGAGTATGTTAAAGGTATTATCATAATAATACTAAGATATAACATTAACATGGTTGGTTCAGTAATAACTGATTTAATAAATAATATGGTAGCTATAAATATAAATGGTGTCGTCATATATATTATTACATTTACTGCGGACGATATTCTTTCAAATATATTAATTCCTGGTAAATAAATTAACATCAAATCATTTAAATTTGCTCCCAAACTCCATCTCCTTCGTTGTGAAATAAATACTTTAATACTAGTTGGAACACTGGTATAGGCAATTGCGTGTAATGTTTGTGTTGTTTTAACATAAGGATATAGTGATAACATATAACACACGTGATTCCTATCTTCACTTGCATAAGAACGAATATGTTTAAATATATTCTCATCTTCTTTGGGTAAATAATTAAATTTTTGTAATATAGCATTACCACATGTCTCTTCTGATACTCTTAATATTTGATTACAACCAGATAAACAATTTACTTTTTTTGTAATATTAGATTGGGTATGACGTCTTAAACATTGTGCAAACATATATTCGGCATATTGATATATTACAAAAGGAGACATAAAATTCATATCCAGAGAAATATCAACATAACCGACGCACCCATGTACCATTGGATCTTTATCAATTTCATGTATTAATTCATATGAACAATTATAATCAAAAATAGTATCTGCGTCAATCCCAATAATATAATCAATTTTATCCATATATATATATTTTAGACAATATGACATTTCTTCTATAAATTTTTCATACATCATATTAGTTGAAATAATTAACAAATTATCATCATTTGTAAAATTATATTTTTCTTTGTAATCTAATATTGTTCTTTTGTTATATTCATAACATAATTTTCTAACTAGAACGAGAGAGTCTCTTTTTCCATAATTTTTTTGTTTTATAATTAGAATAAATGGTAAAATATCTAAATTATACTGATACTCACCTTTGTAAAAATATACAGGATTATTCAAAGTATCCCATGTTTCATAATGATAAAATTCAGATATTTCATTTATCTTTAATATATTTTTTAATATTTTATCAGTTGACATCGTATTACCATGACCCTTTACTGTACCATCGCATACTATCACTATAGATCTCTTATCACCTGTCACATATTGTTGAGAAACAATAGAGTTTAATGTTTTAGTAAGTTCTATTTCTGATTCATTGTAACATGGTACAATATATAAATAATTTTTAGGTTGGGTACGATATGTTTTCATATTATTTGTAATCATCTTATATCCCATAATTAAAATACAACTAAATGAACTAACAATAGATGCTATTGATAATATAAATAAATAAACATACCATTTATTTGGATAAATAATAAAAGTACTTGCTAATAATATATTAATACTAAATAAAAATAATATAATTATATATTTTTGATATTTTATAATCATTTACGATATTACTAATTATAATATATTTATTTTTAAATATGAGTATATTTTATAATTCAGACATATATAATAAAAAAATAGATAATATCCCTGAAAGAAAACTTAATATTTTGATATAATTTAACTTTTCATTAAATAGTAGATATCCAATAGCAATCATTATTACAGTACTAAAAAGATTCCATATAAAATTAATAGTTGATATTCCTTCAAATTCCAATGACTTCAGTATTAAACAAGGTACAATAATACCATATATAAAACAACCAATTGCTAATAAATACATATTTTTATTTTTACTATAATATGTAATACAAGTCAATGCTGTTGATTCTATTGTAACTAGTACTACAATAAATAATATAATATTTAATATATTTTCCTTCATTATATATAATATATATTATAAAATGAGTGGATTTATCTTATATATTAGACTTTTATAATTTTACATAAATGAAAAAATATGATCCCATAATTCATTTGGTAAATAACATGATTGAACCTTATAAGAACACAACAAGCATGTCATCTTAATATCATATAATCTCTTATTATTATATAAATTATTTTTACATATTTGTATGATTAGCATTTTATAAGTTTTATGATTAATATGATTATTTACTAATTTTAATTCTGTAATATTACTATATTTAATAGATTGATATAATTTTAGTGCTCCGCGATCTGTAATACTATTGTTAGATAAATCGATAGAGCGTAATGTATTGTTAAACTTAATAGTATCAGATAATACATCTATCATTGTATCATCAATATAATTGGATGATAAATCTAAATATACTAGCGATTTATTATTTTTCAACCAATCAGTTAATATAATATTAAGACCAAATGGTATTTCCCCGGAATGTGTATTACTTAGATATAAATGTGTTAACATTCTGTTTGATTTCAACACCTTATTTAATTCAATCATATTACTATTATGAATCATATTATTTGATAGATTTAACTTGGTAATTGATTTACAATATAATGATTGAATTGTAGGAATAAAACCACTATTTATTGGTATCATCATATTTAAATCCAGTTCAAATGGATTACATATCGTACTTATTGTATCAGCGAGTGTATTTAATTCTATTTCATTATTAATTTTTATAGTATACATATTTATTTAAAATATAGTATATTTATAGTATATTTTAAATATTATTTCAATTTTTATTAAAAAGATCTACAGATCTTCTTAATAAAAGAACATTGTTGTACAACTAATAATCAATTTTTATTTGTATAGAAAAAGATAAAATCTTTTTCTATTCTAAAGAAAGTAGTATAGACATCTTACAAATATAGCAATAATATCGCTATATTTGGATGTCTATCAATTTTTATTAAACATTGCTATCACTAATTAAATTATGTTGTTTGTAAATGTCATAAGAGTTATTCTCATCTTCATTTATACATATAGAGACTTCTTTCTCAATTACAATTGGTTCACGAGCAATTTCGGTTGGTTTAATTCTTCCAATCACTTCAGGTAATTCAATTTCTTTCCATGAAGATCTTATTTCAAGTTCAGTTTCAGATAATTTATTTTTATCTTTGCATCGACATGATAATATACTGCAGTAATTACAACCACATGGAAAACATATACATTCAAAACAACATGTATCGCAATTTCCTAGATCTTCTTCGAACTGTCCTGTTACAATCATATTACTAAACCATCTAATAATATCATTAGGTATGATGGGTGACATTTCCATCAATCTATCATATTCATCAGACACTTGTTTAATAAAATCTTTCGCTTTAACTCTATCTACTCGCGCTTTTGACAATTCTATTTGTAATTTTCTAGAAAATTTATCCCAATGTATTGATGAAAATCGATGTGCTTCTAATCTTTGTGCAACTCCTGTATAACTTGCAATAGTTGCCAAAATACCAGCAGATATATTTAAAGCACCTAAAACAAAAATAAATGTACTGCTATTACCACTAAAACTTCCTGAAGCAAAATTACCAGTACCAGTTAATGTAGAGATAATAATAACTGGAATATTGAACCAAGCATTTAAACACCAATATTTACGATTAGCACGCTCATGCATCATTTTTAAACAGAGGGCTTTGTCTGCCCACTTTTTTAATATTTTTTCTTGTTCATCTTTCCACGCAAAGTCTTTATCATCATTTATTTTTGAATCTTTATTTTCTGTACTCATTTGTATATAATATTATATTTTAAACGAATTGTTTCTTTAATTATTTTTTAACTTTTTTATTATTTTCTTGGTAACAATAAAATGTTTTTTCTAATGTAACCATTTTATATAAATAGTCTATCATATCTATATGATAATCCATTATTTCATTAAATTCTTTTTCCAGAATTTGTAAATTTTCTATTTTATCATCTTTAACCCATGTTAATATTGTATTATTTTCTTTAGCATTGATTATATCGCGAGACATTCTTTCATAATCTTTTAACATTGCACTAAAATTAGTTTTATTTAATTCATCCATTTGTTGTCTTGAATTTATTTGTTTCCAAATAAAATTTAAATCTTTTACAAACTTTGTTTTCTTTATCTTTAAAGAATTAGTTAAATAAAAAAATGAATTATCTATCATTGATTTATAAAAAATAATATCATCTTTTTTTTGATTTCCTAATAATTTTGTTAAATTATTTTTAATTTCACTAATACTATTTAAATCACCTAGGCATTGTTTTTCTAATTCACAATATTTAATAAAATTTTTATCCCAAATAGTAATATTTCGTGTTATATTTTCCATGCTTATTACTTATATTATATAAAATAAAAATTTAATATAAAGAAACATGGTTTTAAATTTTAAAATAAATATATAAAAATATAATATTTAAAATAGAGATGCATTTTATTGGATAAGTGTATGTTTATTACTATTATCTTGGAAAAATATTTTATTATTTAAATGTGTGTTTTAATTAAAACAAACATCTAAAACGCCGATTATATTATCTGTATTATTAATAATATAATGGAAATAAATCCAGAACCTTATAAATGTGAAATTTGTAATTATGTAACATTTGTTAAAAAAAATTTACTTTGGCATAATTCATG